TCACAGAGCGTGTGATGCATTGGTGGAAGAATATACCAGAATCCTTGATGAAGATTTTCATGACTGCATCACGTTGGAATTGGGAATAACAGATAACATTTAAATAATGCAGTAAACAATCTTTAAAAGGAGAAAAGTATGGACGAAAAAATCAACATCGAGTTTTCTAACGAGGACTTTGACCTCATTATGGAGTATGCAAACCTTATCGAGGCAGATACGGTGCAGGCCGCAATCATGAATGCGATCAGCATCGCTCTGGATGAAAAAGATCAGTAAAGAGGACGAGAATATTAACACTTTAACAGAAGGAGAATGAGAATGAAGCTTGTTGATGCGGAAAAGTTCAGGGAAGAACTGTTGAGAATCATGCCGGAGCGGTCAGAGGTGCTTCTGCTTCTGGATGAACAGCCTGTTGTTGCGGATTGTGTTCAGTATGTGCCGATGATTCAGATTCGTGATTTTGGTTTCGAAGAGCCGCATGACAGGACAGTTGGTGATGATCCTCGGCATGACTGGTTGGAAATATGTGAGGATGGGAGTCTGCGTTATAGGAATTTGCTGAACGGTGATGGGACACCCGGAGGATACCGTTTTCTCCCGACTTTCGTTGCCAAGGGTGAGTATGGTGACAAGGATGGGAATTATATTACTTGCAGACGGGCGTACATTCTGGAGAGTGAGTGGGAGGAAAATGATGAAGAATAACAAAGAATTATCAATGAAGTTCTGGACGTTGATTCTGTATTTGTCGTTTTGTGTCATGGGTGGGTGTGTAATAGGTGGGTACATTAATTGGGTTTTCATGGTATTCAAAAAGGGAAAATATGGGTTTGGCATTTTTCTTGTGGCATTGTTTGTGACGGTGTTGTCTATTGTTATGTTGGCTAAGAATTATAACAGTCAAGAAAGGAGGGAAAGAAAAGATGTCAGAAAATGGTCTGGAGTTTCTAACACCGAGAGAATTCGAGAAGAGGATGAAAAAGTTGATTGATTCGAGCGTTGATCATGATGATTCTATAAGCAAGGCAATTCTGTTGATGATTGAAGCGTTGAAAGGGTTGGGATATGAAAGCGGTATAAAATCCTTCATTGAGTTTGCTATCGGGGAAAAAGAGAGCGATTGAAAAATGGCTGAAAAATGGCCGAAATTTGGTGCTTGACGGATATAATTTGGTGTGGTAGAATAAAGTAACCAAAGGTGTGAAGAGAGGTTTAATTAAACCCCTCTTTTTCATTTCACAGAAAAATCGGAAAGGAGAAGAGAAAGACGGGCATAGAATTGTAAGCGAATATGTCATGATGTTCGAGGGAGGAAATTGCAATGGGCAAGTTGCAAGTTGTTGAGATGTTGATTACGGACATCAAGCCGTATGAGAACAATGCTAAGAAGCATGATAAGGATCAAATTGAATTTGTTGCTAATAGTTTAAAGAGGTTTGGATGGCAACAGCCAATTGTTGTTGATAAGGATTATGTCATCATAGTTGGACATTGCAGATATCTTGCCGCCAAGGCTCTTCATTGGGATTCTGTTCCCGTTGTTATTGCGGACAATCTTGATGAGGATGAAGTGAAAGCGTATAGACTCGCAGATAACAAAACGAATGAGTCTGATTGGCTGAAAGATATCATGGATGAAGAGTTAGCTTCTCTTTTTGATAAAATCGACATGAGTGATTTCGGTTTTCCTCTTCAAATTGAGGATATAGACCAAGATGTTGAAGGAGAAGAGCCGATTGCCACAGAGTTGGATGAGGAAAACGATTATGTTGTTCTGTATTTTAAGAATTCGAATGATTGGGAACAGGCACAACAAGTTCTTGGGTTGGAGAGAGTGCAGACAGCTGATCGTAATGAAAAAATCAGAAGACATGGGATTGGAAGGGTAATTGATGGAAGACCGGTGATTGAGAGGTTGGTGCAGAGTGGAAATTAAATATTGTATTCCCTCTTATCACCGTCCAGACGGAGTAACTACATTGGATTATATCCCGAAAAAAGGTCTGTTGTTCGTTTCTCCTGAAGATTATCCGAAATATGTGGAAGAGATGCCGCAACACAAAGAAAGAATTATCATGGTTCCAGAAGGTGTTCAGGGAAAAGGAAAAGCTCATGTGATGAATTGGTTGCTCGACAATGAGTGGGATGAAGACACGGATGCCATGATTTTCATTGATGATGATGTTGACTGTGTGATGGCTCATGTGAAGCATATTGATGGGCAAAAGGATTATGAGAAGACGGAAGATGAGTTCTACTTCCTGTGCGAGAATTTTAGCCGAATGACCCTTGAATGGGGTTTGGGTATGTGGGGGTTCTTGTTCACATATGACCCATTGACCTATGATGAGTTTAAGCCGTTCAGAACGCTTAGTTATTTGGATGGTGGAATTCAGGGGTTTGTCAAAAATGAGCTTCGATATGATGAGGTTTTGACGGTAAAAGAAGATGTTGATATGTTTCTCCAAAACGTGAAGAGATATCATGGGGCTTTGAGAATTGACAAGTATTACCTCAAGAAAAAATCTTTCGAGGGAAAAGGCGGGTCACAGGAGTTCAGGAAAGAGAACGTAGAGAAAGAACAGTTCATAATGATGCAGAAGAAGTGGGGTTCTGACATTGTTAGGCCCAACAGACCCACGGCGAAAAAGAAGAGTGGTATTCGTGGTGAAGGTGGGGCTATCAAGTTGAACATCCCGATCAAGGGGGTTTGATTGTGGTGTCGCCAGATATTCTTGTTTGTCCGTATTGCGGGAAGAAATCCAATTGGGTTGATTATCATGGAGATCAGTACAAGAAGATTTGCCCGTTCTGCCAACGCAATCTGAATGGTTCCGGGAATAATAAAGATGCCCAGAGAGAAAAAGACGGAAATAATTCCGGTTAATACACCGGAAAGTCCCACAGAGGAAAAGAAAAATCCGAGGGACAATAAGTATTTTGATTTTGAGCCATCCGGTGGTGGCAGACCAAGGATGATACTCAATGAGAATGGGAAATCCATGATTGAGGTTCTTGCGGGGTATTTGTGTACGGATGAGGAAATAGCGGCGACCTTGGGAACAACGGTTGATACGCTAACGAATCAGAATAACAAGGAAACTTTTTCGGAGTGTAAAGAAAAGGGGCAATGTAAGGGAAAAGTTTCGCTTCGCAGGATGCAGTTCAGGTTAGCGGAAAAGAGTGCCGCTATGGCGATTTTCCTTGGCAAGAATCTGTTAGGGCAGACGGATGGATTGTCATTACAGGAGAGAGATGCAGAAGCTATGAGAGCGAGAGCATCTGCCATGAAGGAGTTCGCAGAGTTGTCCTCCCCAACTAAGGAAGAAATCGGCGATTTATTCGCAGATGAGGAGGAAAACGATGAGACAGGACAATCAGGGGTTTAAGTTTCAGGAGTTTTCCAAGAAGCAGAAAAAGATTCTGAATTGGTGGCGGGAGGGTTCACCACACAAGGATGAAAGAATGATTGTGGCTGATGGTGCGATCCGTTCTGGAAAGACCATAGCCATGATTTGTTCTTTCCTTCAATGGTCACAGGCATCGTACAGTGATGGAGTTTTCATTATTGCGGGTAGAAGCATCGGCTCACTAAAGCGTAATGTGCTTGGGCCGATGTTTTCAATATTACGAAGGTGGGGATGGGATTACACGTACAATCGTGGTGAAGGAAAGATCACGATTGGGACGAATGTCTACCACACTTTCGGTGCATCAAATGAGTTGTCGCAGGACAGCCTTCAAGGTCTGACAGCATCAGGTTGTTTTGCTGATGAGGTTGCTCTGTTTCCCCGGAGTTTCACCGATCAGATGATTGGTCGGTGTTCTGTTAAGGGAAGCAAGATTTTCATGAACTGCAACCCACGAGGTGCGTACCATTATTTCAAGATTGATTTCATAGACAGGGCAAAAGAAATCGGAATGTATTATCTGCATTTCGTGATGGATGATAACCTTACCCTGTCAAAGGAAATCAGAGACTCATATTACCGTTCATTCACAGGGGTGTTTTTCAAACAGTACATATTGGGGTTGTGGGTATCAGCTGAAGGTGCCATTTACCCGATGTGGGAAGATGAAGCGAATACATACATTGAAAACAATCCTGAAAGAATGTACGAGGATATGTCTCATTACATTGCCATTGACTATGGTACTCATAACCCGATGGTTTATCTTGATGCGTTTTTCGATGGTGTCAGTTTTTACGTCAGGAATGAGTACTATTGGGATTCATCAGTAACTCAGGTTCAAAAAACGGACAGTCAGTATGCTGATGATTTGATGGAGTTTGTCGGTGATGATCGGGATTTGCAGATTATCATTGACCCGTCTGCGGCATCATTTATTGCCGAGTTGAAGAACCGGGGGTTCCGTATCAAACAGGCCGATAATGATGTTCGGGATGGAATCAGCGTGGTTGCAACAATGATTCAGCAGAGAAGAATTCTCGCTGAAAGAAGAAGATGCAAGATGTTACAGAGCGAGGTTCACTCTTATGTCTGGGATGAAAAAGCGAAGCTCAGAGGGGTTGAACAGCCACTCAAGGAACATGACCACGCAATGGATGCATTAAGGTATTTGGCAAAAACATTGATCAACAGATTCAGGTTGATGAGGGGGGTGACGGATGATGGAGGAAAGGATTGAAGAAAAAGTGAAGGAAATGAATGCCAAAGATGGTTATGTCAATCTTCCTGCCAGTTTGGGTGAAGCCTCTCCACTTCAATCGTCTGGAGATTATATCCGAAATGGTATTTCGGGGGATTATGAGCTTCTTACAACCCTATATCGTGAGAATTGGATTGCGAAGCGCATTATCGATATGCCGTGCGAGGACATGACCAGAGAGTGGTACACGATTTCAACGGAGCTGAGACAAGACCTGATTGATAAAATCAAGAAGGTTGAAGCGAAGCATAATGTGAAGGGTGAAATCACCAACGCTCTGAGGTGGGCAAGGCTTTATGGTGGTAGTCTCGCCTTGATGGTCATCAAGGGACAGGAAGATATGCTTGATGAACCACTCGATTATGGAATGATAATGCCTGATAGTTTCAAGGGGTTGTTGGTTCTGGACATGGTTACCGGAATCACTCCTTCTATTGAGCTTGAGGATGACATGGACGATCCAGATTTTGGGTTGCCGAAGTATTATGATGTTGTCCTTGATGCTTATTCTGGTGAAATGGTCAGGTTGCATCATTCAAGAGTCCTTCGGTTTGTCGGAAGGGATTTGCCCCCGCAGGAAGAAATCAGGGAGAATTACTGGGGTGCTTCTGAGCTTGAACATATTTATGAGGAGTTGCAGAAGCGGAATGCCACGAGTGCGAATATCGCACAGCTTGTTTTCCAAGCCAACACAAGAGTCCTCAAGATGGCTGATTATGGTGAAGTCATTGGAATGGGGACGAATAAGCAGAAGAAACAGGTTTTGTCTGCGATTGAAGCCCAGAACCGTTTGCTCACGAGTTTCGGTGTTCAGGTGATGGGAACAGAAGATAATATGGAGAGCCATCCATATTCGTTTTCTGGAATCTCTGAGGTATATGAGAGCTTCATGATGGACATGGCAGGAGCGGCGAATATTCCTGCCACAAGGTTGTTCGGAAGGTCGCCACAGGGCATGAATGCCACAGGCGAATCTGATATGAATAACTATTATGAGAGCATTGCTCAGAATCAGGAAAGAACGCTTCGTCCCGCACTTGAAAGGCTCCTTCCGGTTATCTGTATGTCGTTGTTTGGAGCGATTCCGGATGACATGGAAATTGTGTTTGAGCCTATCGCAACCACAACTCCTGAACAGAGGTCGAATATCACGGGTCAGTTTACCAGTACCGTGATTGAAGCCTTTTCAGCCGGATTGATCGGAAGAAAGACGGCTCTGATGGAGTTGAAGGAGATGGGCAAAGATATTGGTTCGTGGACGAAGATATCTGATGAAACCATCGCAGAAGCTGATGATGAGGTTGATAATGGCGAGATGGGAGGAGAAATGCCGCCTGAAGGTGGAATGACCGGAATGGAGGGCATGATGCCGCCTGAGATGGCAGAGGAAGGTTCTGAGGAAGAGCCTGAAGAGCCTGATATGCCGAAGGAAGAGCCTGAAGAACCGAATCCGAAGGTTATTCCGATGAAAAAAGAGAGGGACAATAGAACTGTAAATTTTAATCAGCCGGGGCTATCGAAAAAGGTTGTCCCGGAAAAAAGAAGCAGATTCATCGGAGATTTCTTTCATCGGATTTTCAAAGGAAGAGGAAGAGACGAAGAGGCTTGGAGAACCACAGAAGAAGGGAATCATTTCAAGCTCGAGACGGAAACCGGAGAGATAAAGGCTGGGCTTGGGACGAAAGGAAGCGGAGGAAGGTTTTTAGGAAAGAAATCCTCCGGGGGTGGGGTTCCGAAAAAGGAATCTGTTTCATTCACCACACCCAAGCAAGTGAAAAAGCTAAATTCAATTCAGAAGAAGATTGCTCATTATAAAAACGAGCAATCTTTTATTATTGGGAAGAATGGCGAAATTCTTGCTCAGTCAAAGGGTGATAAGCATTCTGTTGGGATGAGTGTTGGAACAAAGAGAGAATTCCAAACAGGGAATATTTCTTTGCATAACCATCCTGCGGGTGGAACGTTCTCACCTGATGATTTAAATGATTTCGGATTTGGTGCGACAGAGATTCATGTTTCCGGCCCTGATGGTGATTATTGTCTTAAGAATGTAAAATGGGACACGAAGGAAAGATATAACGGTTGGGTTCCGATGAAGGAAGCTTTGGAAAAAGCAGTTCCTTCAGATGTTAGTTTTGTTGATTTAAAGAAGAAAGCTCAACAGAGTCCTGAAGTACAAAAGATCGATAGTCAGATCAAGGAGATTTCGGATCATTGGGTAAAAATGAGGAATGCTGGTGCATCAGATGAGGAATTAAAGAAGTTCGTTGATGAGTCGGGATATGATGAATTATCGACGAAGCGTAAGAATTTGATGCAGAGTGAAATGAGAAGGCTTGAAACCGAGCCTTTTCATAAGTTCTATGAGGAAAATGCCGCGAAGTATGGATTCGAGTATTCATTCAAGAAGAGGGAATCTGCGAAGGATGGAAATCCGAACCATGACCCAGAGAATGGTCAATTCACAGAAGGTTCCGGAGGTTCATCTGAGGAAAGCTCATCCACAGAAAGTTCTTCTGTAGGAAGTTCTGGGAGGAATCACCCAACACAGGATGAGTTTATCAAAGCGGCAGGAGGAGAGAGTCCGAAGATCAACAAAGCCGGGATGAGGAAACATCTTACCAAGGAGAATGCTGAGAAACAGGCCAAAAAGGAATATGAGAAAGCCCTGAAGAAGTATAAAAAAGACCTTGAAAAGGGAAAGGAAGTAACAGAACCCGAATTCCGTCCGAAAAGCTATTTTGCTGAAGGTATCGATGGTTTTAAAGTGTTGTCGGTGGCATTGAAGGCGATAGACAATGGAGTTTGTAAGTGGTATAATAAAAAGGGTGGAGAAATCAAGGCCATGGTACAATTCAAGAAAGATATTGGTTTTAGTGCCACTCCTGAAAGTGATGAAATGGTTTCAACCAATAAAGTGATGGTGACCTATTCAAGGACGGAAGGGTTCCATTGTTATCCCTATGAAAGGTAAGGGTTTTGTATGAGCGGAAGTAATATTTACAAGAAAATGAAAGCCTTGGTGGATAGTGGAGATGTGTATCGGTTTGAAGGGCTTGATGATGAAGACCCTTTTGAACCTTTCGAGGGTATTCCTTTTGATGTAAAGAATGACCTGTATGTGAGAGTTACGAAAGATAATGGTGTATTGAAAAAGGGTAGTGAAGTAGTGATCGATGGTTATGAGTTCTGTTTCATGAGCATCAAGAAAGTGAATTGAAGGCATTGCCTTGATACCATAAAACAGTTCTCGCTGGACGGTAACCTCCTGCCGTCTGGTGCATTAGTGAGAAGAACCGGATGTTGAAAGCCCGCTGTTGCCCAAGCGGGTTTTTTCATATTCCAATTGCCAACAGGTTTGCCTGTCCTGTTGGTTTGTTTGGGAGGTATGAAGAGTGTTTAGAGTTCCGAAGTCGATTGAAGCACAGTTTGGCAAAAGGTTGGGTCAGGTATTTGCGAGGCTTATGAATCGGATAAAGGGCGGGAAGATTCCTGTTGAACAGGCGATTCGTGAGTTCGGATTTTCAAAGGGTGCTGAAAAATATCTGGAAACAGCCATAGCCAAGATGGTGAATGGGCAAAGACTTGGTTCTGCATTTTCATGGAGAGAGTTGGCGAAGAGGAAAAAGGTTTTGAGTCGACAGATTCACAACTATCTGAAGAACGAGATGAAAGCGAGTGTCGGAAGAAGAGTTAGTGAATTGGTGAGTGAAAATGCTTTTTACATAAAGACTCTGCCGGGAGAATGGGCTGATTTCGCAACTGAATTAGCTTTTGAGATGACTATGCAAGGGAAAAGCTCGGATGAGATAGAGGAAGAGTTGAGGAGTATAGTCCCGGAAAGGATCAACAGAAATCTCAAAACGATTGCGAGAACAGAGAGTGCCAAGGCGAATGCCGCTATCGCACAGGCGAGAGCGGAGGATATGGGAATATCGTGTTATATCTGGCATACTTGTCAGGATGAGCGAGTTAGACCATCCCATGCGAAGATGGAAGGAGTTGTTTGTTTCTGGAACGATCCTCCTTCTCCTGAAGGTCGGGGATTTTATCATCCGGGAAACACTTATAATTGTCGGTGCTATGCGGAACCTATTCTTGATGTGACTGATTTGCCGACATCATTTCGGGCATGGAGGAATGATGGAGTCAGGAAGTTCACGAGAAAGAAAATGATTAGGGCCGAAAAAGAAATGAGGTTGTTTTAACATGAAGAAAACTGAGTTGTTGATTGAATATGCAAAAGATCACAACAAAAGAGAGATTGCGTGGTTTGCTTCTGTTCTTTTTGGCAAGGATGAAAAATATCCCGATGATGTGGAGGATGGTGGCCCCGGTTCTGGGAATTTTAACCATGCAGGAAGACCGGGAATGGTCGGAGGTTCTGCCGCTGGCGAGGGTGGTGGCGGTGGTGGTGGAGCTTCTGAAGGTGGTTCCGGTGGTAAGGAGTACACAGCTGGTCAGGCCATAAAGAGTCTTGGAAAGGTGACGAGATTACAGGCAAGACAGAAAGCCAATCGTGATAGTTTGCAGAGAGCAAAGGTGGCTCTTGAAAAAGCAAGAAGACCCAAAGAATCACGGATCGGAAGTTGTGATAAGGTTGCGATTGCGATGCCTGTCGGAACCATTGTAAAGAGTAATGGTAATGATTATGTAAAACAGCACAATGGTGATTGGTTGAGCAAGGCCGGAGTTATCAAGCGTGGAGATATGGGAAAGATGCTTGAGGATGGAAGCGCAGACATTTCATCTGTCCCGCAGGTCACCGGAAGAGGGAAAGCCATTCACAATGCAAAATTGAGAGATAAGCATGGTTTTACAAAAGGTCAGATGACCGATGAGGTGAAAAGTTATTCTGAGGGAAATGGAAGAAAGACGGAAGCGTTGCCTGATGGTATCGGTGTTACGACAATTGATAAAGGGGATTTGTTCAATAAAGAAGGGATGAATTCCCCAAATACACTTGCTGACAATTGCATGGAAGTTGATGGAAAGTTAGTACTCACTCCTGAAAGAGAAGCTCTGCATCAGCAGATTGTTGAGCGCACATTTGAAGGAAAGAAGAAGAGGCCAGATGGTCAACCCCCACATATTACCATTCTTGGTGGTGGCCCCGCTTCTGGTAAGGGTGGATTTACGAGGCCCGGAAATAAGTATGGTATTCCAGACAATGAGCATCAGGTAACGATTGACCCGGATGAAGTGAAAGCACAGCTTCCTGAGTATGCACTTGAAAAAGATCGTGTTATGGCGGCGGCTTATGCTCATGAAGAAAGTTCTACGTTGGGTAAGAGAATCATGCAGGCGGCTATTGCCAATGGATATGATTACACCCTTGATGGAACTGGTGATAATAGTGCCAAGACTATGATGAGCAAAATTACGGCGGCGAGGGCTATTGGAGAAGGTGCGGTTGTTGATGGTGCGTATATGACTTGCCCGACAGATGTCGCACTAAAGAGTAGTGAAGAAAGAGGAAAGAAAACTGAAAGGTTTGTTCCCCCCAACATTGTAGCAGAGACGCATAGCAGAGTTTCTCACGTCTTTCCTCAGATTGCTTCACAGTTTGATCATGTGGAATTATGGGATAGAACCAATGGTGAACCTGTAAAAATTGCAGAATGTAATTTCGGAGAAGAAATTACGGTTCATGATGAAAAAGCGTACAAAGCGTTTCTTGCCAAAGACATAGAAGAGTTTAACCCGAAGAAGGATTTGTTTGATCCGAGAAAGTATCCGTATGGTCAGGGAAAGAAACGCAGGGCTTGATTCATTTGACATAATCCCACAAAAGTGGTACTATAATCAAGGAGGTGGTGTGCCATGAGGAAGATAAAGCAGATTGTACGAGATGAAGATGATGGTAAGTTTGATGGGTATCGGACATCTGAGCTTCGGGATTTAGCGATGTTAAATGCCGCTCTGTCAAAAGACCCATCCATGTTCGGTGAGATGAATGAAAAGCAGAAAGCCGAGTATGATGAGCTTGTGGAGTGGCTGAAAACACTTCCTGAGGGAGCTACTGTTGATGTAGGGTACAACATGGATTGAGGTGGTCACATGGATAAAGTCAAGGAAGAAGATTTTTTCAAGGAGAATATGACCGCTGAAGAGTTCAATGATGCCCTGAATGATTTTGTCGAAGCTTGTGAGGAAGCCGGACAGCAGATTCCATTGTGGGTGCGGATGCAGTTGGATGAGGAAGAGATTACCCCGCCTGACCCTGATTTGGTGAAAGCGTTGGAAGAGCTTGACAAAGAGTTCGGAGTAAAGAAAGAATAATTCGGAAAATTTCGGAAATTTTCGGAAAACAGGAGCGTTTTTGCGTTCCTGTTTTTTCGTGGAGAAATGGAGGTGGTTGATATGGGAGTTTTTCGTGAGAGTGTGATTAGTTTAATAAAGGAGAACAGGGAAAGCGGAATATCGACCATCTTGAAAATGTTCGGCCTTGATGGTGGTTCTGGTTCTGGGAATTTTTCTCATGCAGGAAGACCGGGACAGGTTGGTGGTTCTGCTCCTGCCGGAGGTGGTGGCGGTGGTGGAAGTTCGGAGAGTGGTTCAGAGAGTCATGCCCCGGCAATGCAAGCGAGTCCAAAGTATCAGAAAGAACTTGATGAAAGTTTGGTAAAGTTCAGGGAAGCAGATTTCACGGAAAGAAATGCCATGCTTGCCGAAAGAGGTATCCTTCCCTTCCATATTGCTTCGGAAGAAGAAGGATGGTTTGGCGAGAATGATTTCTGGCGAAATAGCATGAAAAAAGCCGGGTATGATGTCGGTGACATGGACTTCAAAAAAGCGGCTGATTATGCTATGGCAAGATATACCTTGATGGAGAAGTACACCAATGCTCATGGCGAAAGGAAGTATCCTGAAAAGGTTAGTGAAGGAATGCCGGATCGATTGTATTCCGACCGACAAAAATTGAAAGCTGTTCGGTATTTTACTGGGGTCGATGAGGAAGAAGCCCAGAAGATGCTTGATGGCATAAAAGCTCATTGCACAAGTGGACAAGCTGATTGTGAGTGGGTTGATAAATACATTGATGCCAACGGAAGGTATGAAGGGAAGATTTTCCGGTGGAAAGGATATATCGGAGAAGAAGGCAAGAAAAAGCTGGAGTCGTTGGTTCCGGGAGCCAAGTTATCAAACCCACATGAATCCAACTGGAGCTTTTCCAGTGACAATTTTGCAACTGTTTCTTTCGGGCATTTGTGGAGTCCTGACACAACCACGTTCTGTTATGTGTGTGATAGGAATATCACAGGAGCACCCATTTCTCAATATTCTGACCATGGTGGAGAGTGGGAGGTTGTTCCTCATAGCAAGACAACGTATACGGTGCAGAATGTTGTAGAAAAAGAATATCAAGGTCAGAAGTATTATGAGGTTCATATTTCGGAAGATGATTGGCAAGCCGAAAGAGGGATTGAACCTTACAAACCGCAGTCAGCATCAAAGAAGCATGACAAGAATCATGATTATTGGAAATAGAAAAGGGTGATGGCATGGGAGTTGTTCGAGAAACCATTATAAGTCTAATGCGGAAGGACAGAGATGTTGATTCCGTGTTGAAAATCATGGGTCTTGATGGTGGCCCCGGTTCTGGAAATTTCGCCCATGCAGGAAGACCCGGACAGGTTGGCGGTTCTGCAAAGCGTGGTGGTGGCGGCGGTGGTGCTTCTGGCGGAAGTTCAGAAGGTTACAATACCGAGGGATATAAAGCCAAGGTAAAAGAAATATCGAAACAGAGAAAAGATTTCAAGAAGAAAAGCAAAACAGAAAAAATAAAGTTTGGCATTGAAAAAGGTTTTCTGCCCTCGCCGGATAATGAGAGTGCTTTCAATGAGTGGAAGAGTGCCGGACAAAAGAAGGGCTTGAGTTCTGATAAGTATATTGATTATTGTGCGGCAAGATATTTCACGATTGAGAAGTTTAAGCCTGTTTATGAAAGAAAGACACCATTGAAGTCTGTTGAGAAACAGGAAGGATACATAAATTCAGATTTAACAAAGATTTCAAGAATTATGAACAGGAATGGTGTCAATCAAGATGTGGCACGAAGAATGTTGAGTGGTCTTGAAAATCACTTTGGAGATCCCGAAGAGGTTGATCCGTGGATTGATAAATTTATTGAGTCTGATGGGAGATATGAAGGTGCTATATATCGATGGAAGACTTATGATGGAACGAAGAAAGAAGAGAAATTAAAAGAGCTTGTTCCGGGAGCGAAGATTGGAAACATGTATGGTTCCAATTGGTCTTTTTCGTCTGACCCAATGGCAACGAGAGGGTTCGGAAAGTATGATTCATCGTATTATACTTCTTTCTTGTTTGTTGTTGATGACAATAAAACGGCTTCACCTGTTCAATGCTTTTCAAGCTTCGATTCAGAAGAGTGTGAGGTTATTCCTCATAGCGAAACAACGTGGACGATTCAATCTGTCGAGAAAAAGACGAAACCGAAGGGCGGTGAGATGTATGAAATCCACATGACCGAAGATGATTGGCATGAAGAAAAGAAGATTCCTGTTTGGGAGCCGGATGAAAGTGAAAAGGGGGAAAAGAAGCCTAAACAAGAAAGTGAGAAGAAAGAAGATAAACCCCGCTCCGAAACCGAGAAAAAAGAAGATGAACCTCATTTCGAAACCAAGAAAAAAGAGATCAAAGAAGCTCCTAATTTGCCCGAATCTGTAAAAAATGATTTTGATGTCATAAAGAATGAGGTTGATTATCAATTGGTAGCCGGAGTTCTTGATAAGATGCCGGTTCATACGAAGATTGATGATGGATACGGAGAAATTTTTGAAAAACTGGAAAATGGAAAATGGAAGTCATCAGATTCTGTGGTTGAATATGGCCCGGATTCAATGTGGTTATCTTTGGGTAGTAAATCAACAATAATCGAATATCCACAAGATGGTTCAAAGGAAGAAACGAAACCCCCGAAAGAAACGAAACTTCCGAAATCGTATGCTGAAGCTCATTCGAAATTGAACGATTTCGAGATTGCTGACGATCGTGATGGATTAAGGGATTATTTGAGTACATTGCCGCTAAAAACTGAGTTTTATGATTTTAAAAAAGATTCGGTATGGACGAAAACGGAAGAAGGATGGAAGAGCGAATACGATGGGGAGGTCTTTTCCGATGCGAAAATGAGTGAGAAGATGTGTACGGAGGGAGAGATTGAAATGCACGGTCTTCCCTTCCCGAAACCCAAAGATAAGGAAGAAGCGCAAAAACAGTTTACTGATATTGTCAAATTCAATAAAAATAAGGTGGTTGATTTTATAAAAGAATCGCCTGATGGAACCTTATTTTATAACCCGAATTTAAAAAATACTGCTTTTCTGAAATCTCCGTTTATGTGGCTTAAAATTAAAGGTTTCAATGATATAAAAGATATAAATGACGTTATGAGTGCGAAAAAAGAGGCGGCGAGCACATACTTTGTTGCTATGAATTTAAATTCAAGCAGTCATATAGAATTGTGGGGAGACAAGTCCATTATAGCAGGTTGGGAGTGATGTGAATTGCTTTATTATGGAACGAAAATTTCAAAGAACATCTGCAAGAGAGAGCCGGAAGGTTATCTGATTTGTAAGGATGTTCCTGTTGCCCGAATAGGAAAGCAGAAATATTTGGGTGACGAGATTGGTTTGTCGGGGAAAGATGCTGATAAAGAGTTTGAGGTTTACAGACCGGAAGATGAGGTTTTCTCCGAAGCGACCATTGCGTCTTTTGAGGGTATGCCAGTTACGGATGATCATCCAGAAGACCCTGTAACAGCTGAGAACATTCATCTTTATCAAAAAGGCCATGTTCAGAATGTGCATCGTGGAAGTGGAAAGGAATCGGATATGCTCATCGCCGATTTGGTCATTACAGACCCCACAACGATTCAGGCTGTTCTTGATGGGAAGAGGGAAATCTCATGCGGTTATGATTACAACATGGATGAAAATGATGGGCAGTTTACACAGCGGCAAATTCGGGGGAATCACGTTGCCATCGTGGACAGGGGCCGTGCAGGACACCGTGTTTGTATAAAAGATTCAGCACCAAATGAAAGGAGAAAAACCAAAGTGAGTAAACGTGTAAAGCTGTTGAGCAGGATGTTCGCTTCCTTCGCCAAGGACGAAGAAGTGACCCCGGAAGAAGTGGCTGATGCCGCAGAGGAAATTCAGGCCATTGCTGTTGAAGACCCGGAAGATACTGCTCCTAAGTCTGTTGCGGATGAAGAGGTGGAACCCGCTCCTGCGCCCGACAAGCTTGATAAAATTATCGAGATGCTTAGTCGCCTGTTGGGTGAAGGTCAGGATGCAGAGCCTGAAGTTGAGGCTCCCGAAGAAGCCGATCCGCTCCAGAAGCTTGAGGATGACCTGACCGAGCTTGAAGCCATGAGGTCTGAGGGCGAGGAGACCGATGAGGAACCCGAAGAGCCTACCAGCAATTTTGTTGACCCTGAAGAGATCAATGAATCTGAGACGGATGAGGTTCCCGAAGAAATGGAAGAGGTTGCCGAGAATGTCACGGACAAGAAGGCTTGTGATTCCATTCGTGCCGCCATCGGTGCTCTGAAACCCATTATTGCGGCTCTTCCCGAAAGTCAGAGGAAGAAGGCTTCCGATGCGGCGGCGAAGACGCTTCGTAAGTCTATCGGTATGAATGAAAAGCCAAAGACCAATGGATATGCCCGCATCAAGGCGGCGAAAAAGGCTACGGATAGTGCTAATCCAGAAGAAGGTCTGGCTGAGCGCATCATGGAAAAACGTAACCCGAATTACAAGAAGTGAAGGAGTGAAGTAAAATGGCAGGAAAGGTTCTGAGTTTTGCCACCAATGGTTATCCCGGCACTATTTCTCGCAGTATTGATGATGTTGTGGAGAGTTTTGCCAATGTTGAGGCTTCTGCCGCTATTTTGTTTGGTGCCCCTGTTGCTCTGGATGCCACCAACAATGGTGTGGTGAATGTGTCTGCTACCAAGACTGATATCATCGGTATCGCTGTTCGTGTTGCCAAGACGAATAACACTTATGGTGTTGATGATGCGAAATACAATCCGAAGGATATGGTTGATGTTATCAAGCGTGGCACGGTTATCGTGGCTGTTTCTGATGGTTCACCCGCCGCCGGAGGTTCTGTGTATATTGTCAAGGCTACTGGTGCGATTCGTACCACGGCTGATTCCACCAACACTGTTCAGATGTCTGGTTGGAAGTTTAAAGGCCCGAAGGATGCCAATGGCAATGCAGAAATCGTTCTGACTGAACGTGCATTTTAATTGACAGGAGTGTGAAGAGAGATGAAAAAGACTCCCAGTTTTGCTATTGATCGGCAGTATGTGAAGGATGGATATACCTTCCTTGAAAAGCAGTTGGAGAAGATGGATTCGAAAATCCTCGAACCTCTGCAGTCCACCTCTTGGCCTCGTGATATGCCCGTGGAAACCGGTGGCGGGTTCCTTGAGAACATCAGTTCCATCGATGTGGAGTATGCGACCACTGGTGGCGATGAGAATTCCCTCATTATGGAAGCCGCTAATGATATCCCTGTGATGCAGGCCGATTTCGGTAAAACGACTTGGCGTGTGTTCAACTGGGCGCATTATTTCCGTGTTCCGTATCTCCAGAAGGAAAAGCTGACCCAGATCGGAACTAACATTGAAGAGGTGCTGAACAAGGGTGTTCGTCTGTATCATGATAAGACCGTTGACCGGAACGTGTATCGTGGTTTTTCCAAGGTTGGTTCCACCGGTCTGATCAACAATGCGGGTGTTACCCGTGTTACCGCTGACCCCCATACTTCGGGTGGTTCTGATACCACTTGGGCCGCAAAGACCCCGGATGATATTCTGAATGATATCAACAAGGCGATTTCGGCCATTTGGGAAGCGAATGATTGTTCTCCTGATGCTCTGCCGAATCATATCTTGATTCCTGTTGAGCAGTTTGGTGCTCTGGTAAGCCGTAAAATCGGTGTTACTGGTGATAAGTCCATCCTGACCTTTATCATGGAGAATAACCTGACCAAACAGCAGGGTGAAGACCTTGTGATTTCTCCGTGTAAGTGGTGCAAGGGTGCTGGTACTGGGAGCGCTGACCGCATGGTGGTGTATATCAACGAGTCTGAAAAGATCAAGTTCAACATCACCTCTCCCCTGAAGCGTCTGACCACCGAGATCGCTGACCTCCAGTACAAGGTTCCGTTTGTGTCTGCGTTCTCTGAAGTTCGGTTCCTGTATCCCACCACCGTCCGGTACGTAGATGGCATTTAATTTGGTCGAGGGGAGAAGGGGGCATACCTTCTCCCCTACCCCGACTTTAGGAGGAAAATGAAATGACAATTATTTGTTCCGTGGCGGCTGAGTTCGAGAATTCTGAGGGTGGAAAGTATTCGGTAACTTCCAAAGAGTGTGGAGTTATCAAGGAAGCACCCGAATGGATTAAGGACACACTTCTGTTCCATTGGCTCGTGAAAGATGGCTCGATTAAGTTCGTAACCAAATCCAATCGAATTACGGCCGAAAATGACCCTATGGCGGGACTTAATGCCGAAGGTAAGATTGATCATGGTGATGATGTGGACGAGCTTATAGACGGCAAAGAAAGCGAAACAGAGGGTGTTGGTGAGGTCGAACCCCCAAAGGCGAAAAGAAAGTATAATCGTAAGAAAAAGGATGATGCCGAGTGACATCTGATATTTTTCTGGAATTCTACCCACAATTCATGGCAATTCCACCGATTGTGCTTGAAGAGTATGTTGCACAGGCAAATCTGAGGTTTGATGATTTTCTTGAGTCAACGGAAGAAGCGAGAAGGTTGTATGTTGCCCACAAGTTAACGTTGTATGCTCAGACAGCAATTCCTGAAGTTATTGAAAATGGTACGACACCAAGTCTGTCCCGGATTTCTGGTGCGGGTGTAGCGGCACAGGCACTTAGCAAATCTGTTGGTGGTGTATCTGTCAGCAAAACAGAAGGTAATGCTGTTTCCTCTATTTCTGGTTTTGGGGAGTTGAAGCAGACAGAGTTCGGTGTGCAACTTATTTCACTTCTGAAGGGATATTCATTCGGTGGAGTTTATGTTCCGTAAGGAAGAGGTGGAAGGATGAAGGTTAGAAACACAACCAATTCGAGGGACTACCTTCTGAGAGCAGGAAAAGAGCGTATTTTAGTCAAGGCGGGAGAAGTGAAGGAAGTGCCAGAGGAATTCCTGAACGATTCCGTTTTTATTTTTGCTCTTGGTAGCGGTAGGCTTGTAAAGGTTGAAGAGCAGGAAGAAAAGCCTGAAGAAGTGGTTTCCATTGAGGAACCTGTGAAAGAGGAAGTCCAAAAGACACGCAGGAAAAAGAGTGATGAAGAATGATTAACCTGAAGGTTGTTTTCAATGAAGCGAAAGACAAGATTCAGAATTTAATCGAAGGTATCAAATTCATTGCTAATACTGAGGTTGTTGTCGGGATTCCTGAAGAATCAGGGGATGCGAGAAATGCCGGGCTTTTGTATCTGCATGAAAATGGTTCTCCGGGCGGGAGGATTCCTCCCAGACCTGTGATGAGAATAGGGCTTACAGAGGTTGAAGGTGAAATGAAGGCCTTGTTACGGCAAGGGAAAATCAAAGCATTGCTCGGAGATGTAGACAGCGCAATGGAGTGTTATGAGAGAGCCGGACAAATTGGTGCTGAGTCCGTCAAAAGTGTATTCGGAACCGAAGCACTTGTTCCCAACGCTCCTGCGACAGTCGCAAAGAAGGGATTTAATGCTCCGCTGATTGAAACTGGTCAATTGCAAGGTGCTATCACGTATGTTGTCAGGACAAAGTAAAGGTGGTGATATCCCATGCTGAACCCGGATGTTTTGGAAATCATAGATGACCCGGATTTGGGTGGTGGTGTTGCTTTTACCGTATGCCGGAGACAGATAACCAGAATAAAGGGGTCTGTTAATGAGGTTGAGGAAGAGACTGTAGCCACAGGGAATATTCAGCCTGAAACGAAGTCCAATTCACCAAGTGATGCCGAAGACCTGTTAGATGAAAGAATCACCATTTACACCAGATTCATTTTACGGATCGGTGGTCATGTGGATGGTAAAACGTATCTTTCAGATGAAATCATCTATAATGGTGTGAGGTATCGAGTCACATCTGTAAATAATTGGAGTCAATGGGGTTTCACTATTGGTCATGCCACAAGGATGAGGGAGTGATGTCATGGAGGGCAGAGGATGGTTTGAGGTTGTAAGGGATGCCTTTTATGATGCACTCTGTGCTGTGTTCTGCGTAGACCCTGATGAGCAAAGCTCTCTTGATAGATTCATTCCTGCTTATGTCGATGGTGTTTCGACACCGGAAGCAGACAGGAACAAGGATGTTTGCTATTATGCGATATCTGTTGAAAGAGGGACTACAGAGGACTATGTTTCCGTTGAAAATGATACCGATTCGGTTATCGTCACGAAAACGATTCCGGTGAGGGTGTTGGTTACGTTCTATGGGCCTCATGCGGATGATGATTCGGAAACATTCTGGAGCAGGATACAGGTTGATGCCGGGTATGGATCAGCAAGGCAAGTTCTTAGGTCGTATAATCTTGTTCTTAGGGGAACACCGGACAGGCCACTTGCCGCACCTGAGGTTGAAGGTTCCGTATGGAGAAGAAGGTGCGATGTGTTGGTTCAGCTCGCTTATCTGGATACGGATACGCTCACTGCGAGAACAGTTGAGGAGGTTCCGATTATCAATATTATGTTGGCGGAAAAAGCCGCCGGAAAGGATTAAAAAATGCTTTTGACACTTGATTCTATCGTGAAAGTCAATGTGGCGATTGCGGCGGCATCTGTTGTTGCAAGTCAGCGTTTCGATGTCGGCTTGATCGTAGCTACCACCGCATCAGCCCAGACTGGTGGGCCGAGTTCTACTGTCAGAGCGAAAGTTTATGAAACTCTTGCGGATGTGGTTGTCGATTTTGCGGCTACTACTGACACGTATAAGGAAGCGGAGAAGTATTTCGGTGCCACTCCTACTCCGAGGGGATTGGTAATTGGTTATGCGGGTTCTGGAGAGTCTCCTGAGACGGTGCTTTCTGCGATTCGTGATGTGACCACTGATTGGTATGGTGTTTATTGGCATGGTGCGAATGCGAGTCAGATTGGTCAGATTGATACTTATCTGAATCAGATCAATACCGGGATTCAGTTTTATCCCGCCACTGGTGTTCCCGCCACAATCGTGGGACAGGCTCCGCTTTCCACCCTGTATGAAGCGAAGTCTGTTCGTTCTTTCGGGATGTATGTTGCGGAAGATGCGAAGGAAGTCTGTGCTGTCATGGGTACGGTCATGGGTTGTTCCAATACCCTCGCAGACCGTCCGTGGCAACTCTGTTATCGTGAGATCAATGGGATGACTCCGGCTTCTCTGTTGGAAACTCAGATTGCCAACCTGTTGAGCGTGAATGCTAACGTGTATGTTACACGTGCTTCCAACATCAATCTTCTGGAACGTGGTGCTACCGCTTCTGGGCTTCGTGTTGATGAGGTTATCAATATTGACCGGATGGCGGCTGATATTCGTGATGCTCTGATTGAGTTGATGATGACTGGTAAACTTCCGCAGAATGATGGTACGACCACTCAGTTCATGAGTGCCATTACCGAAGTTTTGGAAGTTTATGTTGCCAATGGCACGATTGATCGTGGTGTTTGGCGGGGCCAGAATATCGGCGATGTCAGCGCTGGAGATATGCTTGATCGTGGGTATGTGCTTCATGCAGAGAGTTTTGACAATCAGACTCCGGCGGATCGGATTGCCCGGAAGGGTATGCCCATTTCTGTTGGTGTTATCCTGTCTGGTAGTGTTGAGTCTGTTGAAATCAACGTTACCGTTCAGCAGTAAGGGGGTGTAAAGAATGCCGAAGGAAAAAGGTTATAGTGTATATTCCCTTAAGGATTGTAAGGTTGTTTTCAACAATCCGAAGGTTGGTAAGTGTGTTGTCTCCGATGAGGGTGGTGGCAGAATCGTTATCTCTTATGCGGGTGACCTTTCTTCTCACACCACCACGGCGACTGGCTATGTTGTCGTGAATAAGCTCTATTCGGAGAATGGTTCTATCACGCTTGAGCTTCCGCAGAATTCTCCTGCTGATGAGTATATGCGTAAGCTTATCAAGTATATTCAGGGAGCGGCTACGGGCGAATTCGCTCTCACCAAGATGACCCTGAATGATCAGGCGGCACAGCGGACGATCACCGCTACTGGCCTGACTCCGCAGAAGTGGCCCGATGAGAATTACGATCAGACTTCCGGGACTCGGAATTATGTATTCTTGGCGGCGACCATTTCCAACACGTAATAGTCAGATTGCCCGGGGATAGGTTCCCCGGGCATCTCACTTTAATTTAGGAGGTATTAAAGATGAGAGAAATCACGAAGAACGTTGAGCTTGAAATTGAGGGCGAAAAAATGGTGTTTCTGATTCGGAAGATGAATGCATTCGATGGTTCGTATCTTCTGAAGGTGATTACCGAAAAGGTTCTTCCTGTACTCCAGAATGCAATGGACATTGTGGGAAATGAAGATGAAGAGAATGAAAAGGCAAAAGAAGAAAGCGTCATGAAGATTTTTGAGCTTCTTCCCGGTCTGCTTGCATCAATGGATTCTGATGAATTAAAAAAGATTATGATGCTCTGCCTGAGAACCGTGAGTTGTCTGCTTCCTGCGGGCTATCAGGAAGTTGTTGACGCACGTGGGAACTTTGGGGTTGAAGAGCTTGAATATGATGTCGGTGTTTGTCTGAGACTCGTTTATGAGGTGATTGTTTTTAATTGTTCCGGTTTTTTCTCCGGAAACGGCTTGGGTTCACTGTTGACGAACCTAAATGGTTAGTTGCCCATGCCGTAAATCTGGATGAGACATTGTTTTCTCCTGTAGCCAATGGAATGTGGAAACAACATGAGTTATGGGATGGAACTTATACGCTTGATGATTTATGGGATGCGATTGAGTTGCTTGGTGTAAAGGCAGAAAATGAGCGTAGGAGTATAGAATCAATGAAGAATTGAGGTGATAGCAATGGCGGGGCCTAATGTTTTGCAGGAAACTGTCGTAAAGCTTGGCACTGTTGTTGACAATCAGGGAATAGATCAAATCCTGAAATTTTTGACTAACAGTAGATTTAAGGCATTAAGCCTCACCGCCGCTTTCACCGGATTAACATCTGCTGTTTATACATTTGTTAAGAGTTCTGCTAATAATATGCGTACTCTTGATGAATTATCAAAGAAACAGGGAAAATCTCTTGAAACGGTTAGAGCTTCTGAAAATGCCCTGAAAGCAATGGGGAAAACGCTCAATGAAGTAAATAAGAGTGTTGACCTACAGAAAACATATAATGACCTTGTAAAGATCAATAAAGAGCTTGCCCTTCCGGATACAAAGAGAACTCTTGAAAATATCAACAATTTAAGGGCATCTTTCTGGAAGATGAAGGATGTTGCGAATTATGCGATTGATTTAATTGGGGCGAAGGTTCTTGCGGGACTGGAAGCCCCTATAAAGAGAATAACCGAGAATTTTGAGAAGATAGCTAATTGGTTAAAAAATAATTTAAACAATGTCGCAACGAAGATTTCATCTTTCGTGATTGCGTTTTCAAAGGGGTTAATCGGGATAGCAGAAACCCTTACGACAATTATTGGGTTTGTCAATAATCTGAATCCGGGCATCAGAAAACTGGGCACGGCAATATTGTTCGTTTGGGGAATAATTAGGTCTGGGCCATTAGGTCAGTTGATAGCGGCAGTCACTCTTATTGGTGACATGATTCATGATTTTGAGAATTTCAAATGGAATCAATCAAAGGGAATCACCAATGAGCTTGCCGCAGAGCTTTATAATAACCCGGAGTATTTTAATGGTGGATATATTACAGAGGCCGGAAAGAATTTTGTCAAAAGCAAGGTTCCGGGGATATCTGATGCGGATTTAAATAATGTTGTAAATGTCGGTGTTTCTAATGTTTGGAGCAAACTGTTCAATGAGAATGGAGAGCTTGATTTTGCTTCTGCGGCAAAAGAAGCGGTAGCGGCATTAACAAAGGCATTAAATGATTTCCTTACTGGCGAAGGTCAGATCAATATAGCAGACATATTCAAGTTCGATTCAAAAGAAGGCGAACAGGGACTTATTGGAAAAATCGCAAATTGGATAACAGAGAATCAGGATGACCTTTCTGAATTAGGTGAAGCTTTTATTGGCGCAATAACAAGAGGTGTACAGGCCATTACTTCAACTGGGTCTGCGGCTTTTAGTGGTCTGTGGGAAGCCTTAACTGGTGCGCCTGTTCCTGATAGCATAAAAACAGGAGACAATTCCATTGCCAATTCTCTTGTTGGTGGTCTTATTCTAAAATTTACCGGACATGATACTGCGACATCAATTCTTGGTGCACTTCTCACAGGAATAAGTCAGTATGCGGGTGGAAAAGACCTTGAGAAGGATTTTGAGGAATTTGGTGGACAGATATTAACTGGTTTACAAAATTCATTCAAAAATCTGCATACGTTTGCCGCCCCTGTATTAGATACGCTGTTGGGTGCAATATTCGGTGATATGAATGAGGTTACCGATAGTAATGGTAACACAAAAAAAATCTCCGAAGCGGTTGCTTATGGCCCATTTGGTGAAGCGATTCTTAATGGAATTGGTATCGGGATTGCAACCGGAAGTACTGGTTGGGGAATTGTCGGTGTTATTGGAACCGTTATTAAAGATGCAGTAAGCGATCAGCAAAAAATGGCCCAGCTTAAAGAAGATGTAAAACTTCTTGGTGGGAAAGTGGTCGATTTCTTATTTGGCGAAGAAACCATGGTCAATGGTGCCAAAAAAAGAAGTGGTGGCATTTTAGATACGATTGGCGAATTGTTTGGTGGGTTGTGGGATGAATTGTCGCCGCAATTAGACGAAATATATGCTGGTATTATTGCATGGCTTGAACCACTTGGAGAACAAATAAAATCATGGTTTGATTCATTATGGTTTTCCATTGTTGAAGGTATGCCTGAAGTTTTGAGAGATCAATTGGGTATTGGTGAAAAAACAAAGATAACGGACAATGGAGATGGAACTCTTACATATACATCAACGGATGGAAGTCAAATTACTGTCGGAAATGAAAAGGATACGGATTACGGAATAACTGTTTCTGATGTTCTTAAGTTCTTTGGCTCAACTGGTGTATCAAATAATCCGTTTGGTTCAAGTACAACGAAAACAGGAACAACATTTGAGATTCCCGGTATGCGGGAGTCTCCGATTAAGGATGTTGGAAAGTGGAATAGCTATATGGCGATTTTCAGCAACATCTTAACGCAAACAGCCGCAAATGGTGATGCTCCGGGACTTTACTATTTGCTCTCTGATTTCAATAAACTCAGGGGTGAGGTAAATCAAGTAAAAGACAGTCCTGCGAAAGTTGAAAATCTGTTAAACGGAAGAAAAAAAGGGTTGTGGCTTGATTATTTTAATGGTGAAGGGACTCTTCCAGAAGGTTTTTCTGTTGATATTCCTGTAACTGCTAACACAAATGATGCGGATAGTGAGATACAATCACTTATCTCAAAATGGAATTCTAAAACCATAAAATTAAAGATTGCTCCCGAAAATGGTGCAACGAATTTGCTTGAGGCTTATGGTGGAAGATTCGGAAGTGAAACGAACAACGTAACAGTCGGTGAAGATGGTGCGGAATATATTGTTCCCATAACAAAGCCTGAAAGAGCGGCACAATTGTTGAAACAGTTGTTCGGAGAAATGGGAAGCTCATTCACGGATAAATTCATGAAAGACTTTGGCATTGGGAAAAGCAGTACAATTGGTGGCGATATGAGGTCTATTACATCTGCTCTTTCTTCCGGTGCTACCATCAATATGAATTACAATGTATCTGCTCCTTGTACCATCAATGTATCTGCTTCTGGTGTATCTGCTGAACAGGTTGGAGAACAGGCCTACAATTCGGCTCAGAGACATCTGCTGAGAACGTTGAAGGGGGTGTTTGCGTAATGGCATCTGGTGTAAAAACCAAGACGATTTCAGCGGGTGGAAATGTAACACTTACATCATATTGGAAGGTTGAAAGAATTCCAAACCTTGATGCAAACAATCCATTGCCGTCTCGGGGTGTTCGTGGCCCTGTAGACCCATATACTGACAAGGTAACATACGGCCCGACAACAAGCACAGGAAGTTTTATTTTCGACATCGCAAAGAATATCCCATCAGGTTCGACCGTTGTTGGAATCGAATTCAGTTGTCATGTTGGAGCAAATTCCAATGGTGGTTCGATTACGGTAGGTGGTAGCAGTTCTGGTTGGAACACAGATGTTACGAGGAGCATTGTTGCAGGAAATGGTGTAACGAGTGTAACTCTAACGTTTAAAGCGAATGGAAACACAAGTTCGCTTGGTGGGCATTCTGCAAGTGTTACTTTCTCAAGTGGTCAGGTTGTTGTAAGTTATAAGGAACCGGCATCATCGAGTGCCGGTTCCTCTTCTGGAGGTTCGTCCGGTTCTGGTTCTGGTTCAGGTGGTTCTGGCGGTTCTGGTTCCGGAGGTGGCTCAAGTGGGTCTTATCCTGCAAACCGAAAGAAGATGTTTTATGTTCATGATAAAAGCAAAGGTAAGACATACAGATTCGATGGAGTAATAAAGGCTTCCCATGCGATGGCTCTGAAATTGGAAGAGGATGTAAGTGAAGCGAAAGATAAAGAATCGTATGTGAACAATGCCAAGAATGAACCCAACCAGATCACGTTTGAAGTTATGATGTCAGATGTGTATACGGACAAGAATGACCTGACAAAGGCGAAGAAAAATAGGTCTGAAAGTTCTGTTGCTGTTTTGAGAGAGTTGAAAGAAAGCAGAAGAAAGGTTGATGTGTATACCAATCTTACGGTTTACAAAGATATGCTTCTGGCAGATTTTCAAATAACTCAGGATGACACAGATCATTTTGGATGGTATGGAAGTTTGGGGTTCCAAGAAGCGTATGAACAGGTTGTCGCATCTGAAACCTCAACGACCACATCAACCGGAAGTTCTCAAGACCCAATAAATACTCCGTCAATGGCCGCACAGGGTAAGACATGAGAATCGGGAGGTAAATGATGAAACCGATTGCTTTGATATTAGACCCAACAGTTAAAAGTCAGGCGATGACGATTGACATCGAGCCTGATGGAAACCGGGTCACATTAAGCCTCCGATTAGATTATCTGGATTACATAAAGAAGTATGTATTATCAATAACCAATGCGCTCACCGGAGAAGATTGCATCACGAATGTTCCTGTTATTGCTTCGGTGAGAGGAATTGCGAACGATCTTCTTCATCCGATTCATTATAAAGGAATCGGTTCCTTGTATTGTGATGTGGTTGTGCAGAAACCGTCAAGTGAAGACCCTCAATTCGGAAATCTGAATGAATTCCAATTAGTTTGGAGGGATAGCTATTGGAAGAATTGAGGGAGTTGAGTGTTCATGTGGATGGTGTACAGATAGCAAAAGGACTCCGCATGACTCTTAAAGGAAGATCTACGATGTGCCTTCGCCCGGATTATTGGATTTTGAATATCTATAATCTGAGTGGGTTTGCTGAACATCAGGTTCGGAATGCGAAAGAAATTATTGTTTGTGGTTTGGGAAAGTCTGAGTTGTGCCGTGGAAGTGTTGAGGATATATACAGACATTCCGAAGGAGTGAAAGATATTACCACCATTGCAATTTGTGATGGTGGTAAATTTTGGGATTCGAGTATATCAATTTCCTTGGCATCAGGGAACAAGATTAGCCAGACGGTGAGAACAATCATTTCAAGGTGTTCCTCCCCTATCAAGATGGTTTCATATCAGGCGAATGATGGATTGTTAAGCCGTGGTCAGGTTTTTCATGGAAAGACGGTTAAGTATGTTTCTGATTTGGCGAAGAGCGTGTTTGCAAGGGCTTTCCTTACAAGAGGTGCTATCGGTATTTTCGGAAAAGGAAAAGCCGCTTCTGTCATTCGGATAAAACCGGAAAGTGGGCTGTTGGAAATTTCAAGGACGAACAATGCTGTGATTGCGAGGATGGGTGTTGTTCAGGGATTTGCTGTTGGACAGCTTGTTGAAATACCTGAGGATGCGAAAAGATACCGGTTAATTTGTCAGAGTATTGATGCGGATAACCATGATGGTGTTTGGCAGACCGAGTTGTTGATGGCTGATGAAAGTCAGATGACAGATGAAGAATGGAGTGGTGGGATTTGAGTTCAATTGATGAAATTATCCAAGCTCCCGGTTCGGAGTTTGATATTTTGAAAGAAACCATCATGAAGGAACTTCATTCTGCAATTCCGGGAATTGTTCAAAGTTTCAATGCTGATACTCAGACAGCATCTATCAAACCCGCAATAAGGTCAAGAAAAGATGGAAAACCTGTTGATGTCCCTCTTCTCACAGATGTACCTGTGTTTTTTCCGGGTGGTGCGAGTGGATACATAACATATCCAATAAGTGAAGGTGATGAATGTCTTGTTATTTTCGCTGATGGGTGTGTTGATGGTTGGTTTCAGAATGGAGGAATTGCAAATGCAGTTTCCATGAGAAAACATGATTATTCTGATGCATTTGCGTTTGTGGGATTCAGGTCAAAGCCGAAAAAGATAAATAATTTCCCGAATGCTCCATATGTTTTCGGATTTGAGAGTGCGAACCTAATAACCGCTCAGATTGCAATCACAAGTGGTTATTTCACAATTCCTTACACATATATTCCCGCTCATAAAAGTGTTTTTGTTCAAAACAAACACGTTACAGGATATACGACAGATCAGATTCTTTACATCATTACGGCTGAAGAAGTTCCGTCAGAAAGTTATTACAAGTTTTATGTGAGAAAACCTGATGGAACAATGCCTGAAGATGGAAAGATTGTTGATGTTGATATTCTCATTTGTTAAGGGGGTGTAAGGATGAGATGCAGACCCGTGGATGAATATGGGGACATGGTTCCGGTCAGGAATAGAGCTGAAATGATGAATGGTGCGAGGGCTGTTGGGCAGGCTATTCAATCAAGACTCAGAATGATTTATGGTGAATGGTGGGAAGACGAGAGCTTGGGTTTTCGTGTTCCCACTTTTTTGATGGATGGAATCAAAAGCGGAGATGTTGATATGTTGGTGAGTTACATTGTTTCCTACATCATGGAAACGAAGGAAGTCGCCTCGCTCAATTCTCAAAATTACAGTTTCAATGATCGGAAGTTGTCAGTTGATGTAACGGTTAATACAGAAGATGGAGAAATCGCTGAAGGGAGTGTGACAATGAGTGAGTTACTTGCCGCCATATCTGGATGAGAATGGACTGCATATGCCAACCTATGAGGAAAGATTGGCAGACTTGATTGAAAAATATAAAGCAATTTTCGGCGATGATGTGTATATCGACCCCGACTCGATGGATTATCAAATGCTTTCAATTTTCGCAAAGCATCTTTCAGATATGAGTGCGGTGTTGGTTGACACATACAATGCCCGGAATCCTGATTATGCTTCAGGTGTCTCACTCGACACACTTCTGCCTCTGAATGGTTTATCAAGAAAGGCGGCAACCCAATCTACTTGTGAGCTATTTTTTCGTGGAACACCGGGAGCGACAGTTGGTGCAGATGAGAGTGAGAGGCTTGAGGCGATTGATGTCAATGGGAATGTGTGGAGAGCAGATGAGTCCGTAACATTCGATGCTAACGGAGATGGCACTGCAATGTCGCATTGCATGACATATGGTGCTATCACAGCGGGAATTGGAACCATTAATCAGTTGAACATTATCTTTCAGGATGTTGATTCTGTCACGAATATTGTTGAAGCCACACCCGGAATAGATGTTGAAACTGATGCTGAAGTAAGGTTGAGAAGATCGCAATCCATGGCTATTCCGGCTCTTGCTTCAGAAAGTGCTATTCGGTCTGGATTGGTTAATCTTCCCGGTGTTCTTTCGGTGAATCTTGTCAGCAATAACACGGGAAGCACCGTTGATGGCATTCCCGCTCATTCATTCTGTGCCGTTGTTGAAGGTGGGGATGACAATGCAATTGCTGAAATGATATGGAAAAAGAAAGCACCGGGTGTTGGAACGTATGGAGATGAAAGTGTTTCTTACACAGATGTTTTCAACCATCAAAACATAATTAATTTTTCAAGGCCGAGTTTTAAAGGTGTTTCTGTAACAGTTGAGTTTACTGTTTTTGCTTTAATTGATGAATCTTTATTGAAGGTTACGATCCCAAATGCTATTGCTGAATATATTAATTCTTTATCAATCGGTGAAGATTTATTGGTCACGAAGCTTTATGGGGTTATTTATAATGCAAACCCAACATCTTCTGTTCCTTTTTCTGTAAAAACAATTAAAGTTTCTGGAAATAGTCAAACTAATGTAACGAGTATTTTGGATGTTGGCTATGATGAAAAATTGACCTTGAATGAGCCTGTTGTAACCATGACACCTTCAACATATGACCCTTCTGTTACTGAATATAAAATCGAGGTGGTTGATGGTGATTTATGATGAGTATAAAGAGCTAATTACAAGAGATCACAAAACCCCACGGAATCAGAATGTTGATAGGACTAATTTTGATAGGTTTGTTGAGGCAATACTTTCTGAAGGTATAGACATGGTTAATTTTCTTCTTGATTTTCCGGATTTGTTTAATCTTGAAAATGCAAGTGGTATTGCTCTTGACATGATTGGTACGTTGGTTGGTGCGAGCAGAAAATTAAAATACACCATTGGAGATGTGAGCGTACTTGATGATGAGTATTACCGGATACTCATTATGTCTATGATTTCTGCCGAATCTTGGGATGGAACGAATGAAAGCCTTGTAAATGTACTGAGAAATGTATTTGAGGGGTTTAATGTCAGTTTTATTGATGGAGGAGTTTACACAGTATCGGCTCCGATGACAATGCAATACACCATAGAAGGTGATTTTGAAGATGATGATATTGCGTTAATCGCAAATTCACTTGGGTTAATTTCTCCTGCTGGTGTTGGTGTTACTTGCGAAGCGGCGGGGAATGTGATTGATTTAACAGCTTATTCTGCCGCAAAACAGGTTGGTGCTGAAATCATCGATGAAGCCGCAACTACTTAATTGGGGGGTGAATAAATGTTTTCTGGAGTTGTTACTAATGTCGGTGCCACATTATTGAACAGATGGGCATCTGAAGAAAAAGCTTTGATTGTTGCAAGAGCGTCTTGTGGAACCGGAACGGTGTCAGAGCTTAAAACGCAGACATCCGTTGCGAACGAAGTGCATGATGTTTCAATTGCAAGTAAGAGAGTTGTCATTGGTGGCACTAAATTCAAGATTCAGATTGTTCCTGCGACAACGGCTCTTGTGGTTAAACAGGTTGGACTTTGGGCAAAGCTTGAAGGTGATTCTAATAATATCCTGCTTGCGTTGTTTCAGGATACTGATGGAATTAATGTTCCGAGTCAGACGGATATGCCCGATTATGTATATAATTTCTTTGCCCTTGTAAGTATGAGCAATACAGGAACAATGGTTGTAAATGTTGATACAGATGCCGTTGTAAATGAGAGCGAGTTGTTTAGTGATATTAGGTCTACACCGATAGGTTCAGGTGCATTGGGTGAAGCTATACCTGAAACTGTTACTGGTTTGTGTGCTTCTGCATTGGGTTGTACCGTGTTGCCACCGAACAAAACATATTCATTTTTGAATCTTTCGAGAGCACAGAATGGTGACAGGTATATACAATTTACGGATTTATCAAATCCTTACAAACAATATCTTCTTAGCAAGGTTAATGGGGCATGGGGTTCTAAGGCTGTTCAGATTTTCCCTGAGTCGGCAGATAAATCAAGTGATTTGACTGTAACATTTGCTACAGGCTCTGGGTATAGTACGTGCATTGTTGCCGATAAGCGTCTTTATAAATATGGCGACATTTATTGGTATGGAATTACATTAAATGTCACTGGTGGAGGAAGTAAAATCAGGTTTACTTTAAATCCGGGTAATATTAGAGCGGTAGATGCCGCTTGTCCTGTAAGTGCATCATATTATTATAGTACGGATATAAAACCTATTCTTTGTTCAGAGTATTCTAATGAAGTAATTATGGAATCTGCTGGTTTTGCTGTTGGTTCCATTGTTTTTGTCGGAGGATTATTATTTACAACTGAACTTCCGTAAATAAGTTATATAATTTTTAAGTAGTATGTTCAATAACTTAAGATAAGAGGATGAAATTATGATTGATTTTATTTTAAAATATTGGCTTGAATTTTCATTCGGTATTATTTCTGCCGGATTGATTGCGGCTGTTAAAACTCTGTCTTCCAAAGTTGCGGAGGAAAGAAAGACCAATCAAGCTATTGCAGATGGGATGAAATACCTTCTTATGTTCAAACTTCGTGAAGAAGGAGAAAGACACCTTGGAGATGGCCGTTGCAGTACACAGGATAAACATGAATATGAAAAGGTGTACATGGCCTATCATGCATTAGGAGGTAATGATACGATAACTGAATTAAAAATGCAAGTGTTGAAACTTCCGTCATGAAACGAAGTTGAATGGTGGTAAAATCGGAGGTGAAGAAGTTTGATTAATGTGGAAGCCGGGTCTGATATGCCGAGAATCGGCTATGAAACTGAAAATAATCGAACTGTTGTAAGGTTTGATATTTCAGATATTATGACCGAATTTCCGGGTGGATATGCCGCTCTTATTCTGCATAGACCTTCGGACAATGCGAAAATAGTTTCTACATCAACGGTCATGGATGGAACAGACCTTGTGTGGACAGTTAGAGATTGTGAAATTCAGAAAAAAGGATATCTGAGAGCGCAGATTATTTATACTGTTGATAATGTTGTTGCCAAAACCAAGATTTATCGATTCACTGTTTCTGAATCTCTGATGAACACTTCCGAATCTCCGAATGGTTGGGAAGATTGGGTGAATGAGCTTTTATCTGCCGCTTATCAGGTGCAGACGGAGATTAGTGAAGCAGAAGAAATCATGAATGATGCAGTTGAACAGGCACAGCAAGCGGCTGTTGATGCCGAATCTGTTGTTATCATTCAGGATGAACAGCCTGAAATTGAAGCGAACAAGGTGTGGATTGACAGCGATAGTGTTCAGGATACTCTTGTTCCGACAATGGATGAGTTCAATGAAGTTAAGGGTTCTGTAAACGCCCTGAAGGGTGGCACGAGTGGACAGCTTCTCAAAAAGAAGAGCGATTCTGATTTTGATGTAGAGTGGTCAGACATTGGAACTCCGTCCTATGAACAGGTTGAAAGTGCTGTTGAGGATTGGTTGGATGACCATCCTGAAGCGACCACGACAGTAGAGGATGGAGCAATCACAAAGGTTAAGCTCACGCCTGATTTGAAAAGTGAAATTGAGACGAACACAACGGATGTTGAAGAATTAAATCATGACATTCTGTTGAAAGTTCCATATCCTACCCCACCAAAGTCCAAGTATGGGAATATTGGTCAGGTGCTTCAAACGAGGGGTGATGGGTCTACTGAATGGGTTGACCCATTGGCTCTTATTGAAGATGGGGCTATTACTGAAGATAAATTATCGCCTGAGGTAAAAGGTGAAATTGAATATTTGCAAGAAGCGGTTGAAAGATTAAATGAAAGAGTTTCCGCATTGGAGGCTGAGCTTATTAGCCACGGTTAAATTTCTGTTGTTCTTAGAGATGCTTTTCTTCAGTATTTCATTGTTGAAATAATTTAAAGAGAGAGGGATGAAAGAATGCCAGTTACAATAAAACACGCAAAAATGGCTTTCAAAGACCCGAAAACGAATGAGTATGTTCCGATTGATGCTCTTTCGGATATGACAACTGCTGAGAAGTTGGAACTCATTCGTCAGGCAGGAGAAACTCAGGTTGAGAATGTTAATGATGCAGGAGAAACTCAAGTTGGAAATGTGAATTCTGCCGGGACTACTCAGGTCGGAAATGTAAACACAGCAGGAACAACTCAGGTTTGGAATGTTAATAGTGCGGGTACAACTCAGGTTGGGAATGTAAACACTGCCGGGGCTAATCAGATTTCCGCTATTCAGGCAAAAGGTGAACAGACATTAGAAACAATTCCTGAAGATTATACTGAGTTGTATAATGATATTGATTCTATCGTGCTTGTTCAAGATGATGAGCCTGAAGAAGATATGAATCGCATCTGGATTGAGAGTGATACATTTGAAGAAACCTCTGTTCCTGAGATGGAAGATTTGGAAGAAGTCGAGGAAGAGGTGACAGAGCTAAAGAGCGCATTAAAGCAAGCAACAGGTGTTGAAGAAATTGCGTTTGTGGATGGGAAATATGTTTATAATGATGAAACAAAAGTATATTTGACCGATATAAGGACTTCATCAACCGGGTATAAATATGCTATTGTTGAATGCGGTGCCGGGGATGTGTTTACCGTATCCGGTACAAGCGGCAACAGCAATCCAATAGCGTGGGCGTTTACAACTTCTGATGGCACAATATTAAAGCGTGAATTAAAAAGCGTAACGGTTACGGATAAGGTTGTTACTGCACCTGCTGATTCTGCTTATTTGGTTATCAATGCAAAAAACAACGCAAAATCTTATAAGGGGCAATCATTAAACACTGTTGTCAATCAGAAACTTGATGTATTTACAAATGTTTTGTTTGACAAATTAAATAAAAGGATCGGGTCAACTGGCGCAATTGTTAATAATTCAACAGATGACGCAATGACAGATTATATTTTATGTGAACCGGGTCAGCAGATTGTTTGGCAGGGGCAAAGCTATTGGTATAATAACAGCCCGGTGATGCTGTGCCTTTCGTTTTTTGATGAAAATAAAGCGTATATAGATGGGTCTGGGGTCGCACAGGTTGACGGATCGTTAGCGACAACAAACCAAGTCGGGTATATTACAACGGTCGTTCCTGCTGGTGCTGTATATGTTGTCGGATCATGTCATTCAATAAGATTTACTGAGTGTTCGTTGAAAATCTATAATGTAATAGATAGAATTGATAAGGTTGCGTATCTTGAAATTTCCAATCAGAGCAAGATGGAAAAATATTATGATGCGCCATATTCTGTTGACAGAAGTGTTATATATGTATCGAATAAAAAACCGACAGGCTATAGCATTGGCAAACGGACTGATTATATACCATGTGCTTCGGGTGACGTTGTAAAATATTCGGGATGTTCATTCTATTATGAAAACAATCCAATCATGTATTGCGTGGCGTTCTTTGCGGATGATCAAACATTTATCAGCGGAGTCATGCAGTGCGATGGTGTGACAACTACTGTATCGACACGGGGAACTATTGAAACCATCGCTCCTGAGGGAACTGCGTATGTTGTTGCAAGCATTAACGGCGTTTTAGGTGATGAATATTTTCATGTTTATAGTTATGAACGCACACTGATGCAAGATGTTGACAAGCGCAGAGACAGGAAGAATATTGTTAAAAAAATAAAAATGGCTCGTCATATGAGAGGGAACTACAATGAACGTGTAACATTTTTACACTTCAGTGATCTGCACAAAAATATCGGGTCGTTTAATCGTATTGTTTCTGACAGGGTTTTCTTCGGCGAACATATTGATGATATCATTTGCACCGGGGACATGGTAGAAGACCAATATGAAACCGCTGAAGCATTTGCAAGTTGGTGGAATCCGTCTGTGTTGATTTGCATCGGCAATCATGATGTTGCAAAATTTGAAAACGGGGAATACGACTGGACATATTTGTCAATGGCTGATAGGGCAGCGACTTATATTGCACCTTTTGCAACAGGGTGGGGCATTACGCAAGACAGTGGGAAATCATATTTTTATAAAGATTATGCGGCTGCAAACCTGCGGCTGATCGTTTTGGATGTAATGCTATACAACCTTTCCGGGAGCGAAGCAAGCGTGCAGGAAACATGGTTATCAGATTTGCTTGCTGATTCCATTACCAATAATAAACACGTTTTGATAGCTTGTCATTCGCCACATGGTGGAGCAGAAGCGAAGGGGTGCTCGTTTAGCCGAGTTGATCAAACGATATACCCAACGTATACGGATTGCAATACACCGCAAGCAATCATTGATATAGTAGCAGAGAAGATAACTTCTGGTCTGCATTTTTGTGGGTATATCGTAGGGCATACGCATCAGGATAATATCTGGGTTGCTGATGCTGCGGGAAAACAGTTGATGTATTGCGTAACAACAGCAAGGTCAACAGGCACTGATTATTGGAAAAATTCCGATCAACACAGAGATGATACGCTTGATGCTTATAACGTTGTGACAATTGACACACGGAACACGCTTGTGAAGATTATCCGTGGTGGTGGCGCTGACATGGATGACCATATGCGCCCAAGAAAGATGATCTGCTTCAACTATTCAACAGGCGAAATTGTTGGGGAAGAAACTTAAATAACACCTTAAATTAGGCGGTGATTGTATGGCAAACATACTTCGGGAATGTTGTGGCACAAGACCAAAGGTCAAAGTAGTAACGTATCCCGGAACCACATATGAGATGTTTGTTATCGAGTGTCCAAAGTGTGGGATGAAAACACAACCATATCGTAGACTTGACCGTGCATATAGTGAATGGAATCATCCTGAAGATGTGCATTTGAATTAAATAACACAATACGTTCCACTTATAACGATGTGTAATCTGGTCAAATCAAACTACGTTGAAAATGTGATAAATAAAAACGAAAAAAGGAGGTACTCTCATGGCTGTAACATTGAAACACGTAAAAATGAAGATCAAAGATGCTACATCAGGTGAGTATGATTCTGTAGACATCTTGTCGGATGGAACAACAGCTGAGAGGGTGGCGGCGATAAATTCAGCCGCCACCACTCAAATTGAGAATGTGAACTCAGCAGGAACGACACAGGTCGGAAATGTGAACACGGCGGGTGCGACACAGATCGCCGCAGTACAGGCGAAGGGTGTAGAAACAATAGAAAGTATTCCGGATGATTACACCGAATTGTCTGAAGAAGTGACAGAGCTAAAGAGCGCAATTGACTCCATGGAAACCGCTACAGCAGAGGATGAGGGGAAAGCTCTCAAGGCGAAAACCGTCAGCGGCGGGAAGGTCACGGAGTGGGAGTTCGGCGAAACTGGTGGCATATTGTACACGGTAGAAAATAGCAACCTATTGGCCGGAATAAGTTGGTCAGGGAATCAAAGCGATCCTATCCCCGTTGAGTACGGAAAATCTTACACGGCAAACTTTACCGCATATAAATACAGGGTATACGCCTTGGACGCAAACGGAAACAGCCTCGGCAATCTTGACAACTATAACGGCGTGACTTATGCAGAATCGTTTTCTGCGTATGATTGGAAAGCCCTATACACAGTAACAAACACGGATGTTGTCTTTATTCAGTTCCGGCAAATGAATAAGCCGAGCAAGACCCCTCTGTATATTTTGGAAGGGGATGTACCACTTCCTTACCCATATGTCGAGGAAAGCGTCGAACCCGTACAACCTGATGCAAACAATGCAAGGAACGCAATGCTCGGAGCACTCCCGGTAGGACTGCAGGATTTGACGGAAGATTTGCAAGATACTGTTAATCAACTCGGATGGAACGAACTGCCAGTAAATTCCGGCGTAATCAAGGATTATGACGCTGAAACGTGCCCTTGTTCCTTTGATAACGGAACGATACGAGTCGGAAATCCTGAAGCCTTTTCTGCGGACAACGGAACGCATTTTCTGTTCAAGAAAAATGTCAACAGGGTAAAGTACAATTTTGCACGACGGTTAATCACAAACAATAATTACAGGATACCATATTACTTTATTCTTGAAACAAACAACGGGCATAGCGGGACGTTGCTAGCTTTTAATGCAAGCGGATACGCGGAAATTGGAGTCAGCTACATATACGAATGGCGTACTAACGGAACACTCGTTGCGCGAACCAACGCGTATACGTTTGCCGCCGATCATCAGCTTGCGTCCATGGAGGTAACAAAAAACACCGATTCATATGATTTTGTGTTTATTGACACAGAAGGTGTTGTAATCACACGACATTGGACATTTGCTGAACTCGGTATAATTGACGCCGATTATATGGGGTTCAAATTTGCAAAACGAACCAGTTATATCCAAAGCGATTTGTTGGTGGCTTATGGCGCTGAAACATCGGCGGTTTCAACCGTTGGGAGCACATCGTCCTCGTCTCCGATGTACGGGGCCATTTATGATGCGTGGGGTGACAGCTACACAGCTCCGGTTGGTTCGTATGCCGCAATCATTGCGGAAAATACAGGATGCACGGTCAATAATCTTGGCGTATCCGGGGATAAGGTGTCGAGCGTGCTGTCGCGATTCAATAGTCGTTCTGATGCTTGCGGCGCATATGTGAGTGTTCTCGCCGGAGTAAATGATTATCTGCACGACACGACAATGGAGAACTTCCGAACGAGCGTTCAATCGCTCATTACAGCGGTTATTACGAAAGCACCTTCCTCAAAATTCCTGTGGATCACTCCGGCACAGATTGGGAGCCAAGGCGAAGGCAGTCTCGGCTTGACACTTGAAGATTATGTGAATGCTATTATTGAAATCTGCGAAAAAAACAGCGTCCCAGTTCTTGACTTGTACCACAACGGCAGTTGGTATGGAAACGTACAAGCATTCCAGCAGATTTATATGTCCGTAGACCTTTTGCATCCGAACAACGTTGGACAAACTTTTCTTGCCGGAAAGATTCAAAAGGCACTTGAAGCGTTATAAATAACACGATAAAACCTTCATTGTGAGAGATGTAAAGCGTATAATCGCCCCTTCATTAAAGAAGACAGATGACACGCAGACGGATTTACAAAATATAGAAAAATGAGGTTTGCCGTCATAAGTAAAATAGGACAGTAATAACACCGATGCCGAGGGGTTTCTGATGGAAGTAAGAGGAGGGGCTGGAGTGGTCAGAGCATTATCCAGCGGGTAGGCATTGATGTACTCTAAATAACACTTTAAAATCCATAGGAAAAAGAGGGAGCGGTTCACTCCGCTCCCTCGTCTGGGACATACTTGATCAGGTCACCGGGCTGGCATTCACACAGTTT